CTAATACCTAAATCAAGACCTTCCTCTCGTTCATTTACATTAAAAGAATATCCTTGATAAGAAGGTTTTAAATTTCTTCTTTGATAAGATGCGGGTAGTGTAGCGTAATCAGAAATTACGGGGGTGTTTAAAGATGTATCTGCAGGATCTATAAATCCTTCTAGATCTTTAAGGGTAGACTTTTTAGGGGAGATTCTGCCTTTCCTCATTTCTTTTTACTTTTCCGGTATTTTTCAATCTTCTCGGAAAAGGAAAGGTCTTTAAGTGGTCTTTCAACAATTCCGCCTGCTCGGTATTGCGTGGGGTTTTCAATAACTGTGTCAACTTTTGGACCCATAGGTATACTTTCGATTCCGGGAGGAACAGCTTCATAAGAACGCACAAGACCGCCAGTGTCGTCATATCCTTGCATATCTACAGGGTAGTCCATACCCATTGTATTAAAATCCTGTCCTCCAGTGTTAGGAAAAGCCATAGGTCTTGGAGGACCTTGTGTTAATCCTACTTGTTGCTGCTCTGGAGTATTAGCTACCTCCATCTCTTGAGCTACAGCCTGTTGTTCCTGCATTTCTGCAGCTTCTGCCTGCATTATAAGTTCAGTTATACTCCCTTGATAATTTTCAGAGTAAGCTTGCTTCATTATTTCTGCAGAAGTCATTATTTTTTATCTTTTTTATTTGCTGCTTTACGAGATATATCTTCTTTAGCCCTATTAGATCTTTCAGTCTCTGCTATTTGCCTCTCTTTAATTTCATTACCTCTCTCTTGAACACTATTATCTTTAGGTTCAGGTGGTAAAGGATCTGGGTGAGATATCATAGCTACATCAATCTTATTCTTCCTGTCAAGTTCTAAGTTAAGATTTATATCACTCCTCTCCCTTTCTTTCATTTCAAGCTCTGCAGCTTTAGCTTCTTGTTCAGCCTGGCCTTGTGCAGCCTCGAGCTCTTGCATCTTAGCCTCTGCCTGTTTAATCTGATCTTTCATCATAACGAAGTTTTCAGAATCAACTATATCTGCCACTGTACTTGCAGGTGTACCGTTTTGTAACATACCCATACCAAACTCTCTCATTAGAGCTAGTTTTTCAAGTTCTTTAGTTGCATCGGATACAAATATTCCTAAATCAGCTTCAAGATAAGGGAGTGGGTCTATAGAGAAAAACTCTACTGCTCCATCAGGTAATACATACTGTGCTTCTTTACCACTCATCCATGCCTCTTTAGAATAATCTAAAAGAGCTTGTAAGTCCCTTTGTTCTATCCCTGCAAACTTTCTGTAAAGGTCTTCTGTAGTATGTGCACTTTGTACAATAGCTTGCTGACTTGTAGCCTTACCATCATACTGTGTCATACCTCCCATCCTTTGACGATTTACACCGGATACTCTTTCCCATTCCATTTGGATAGAATTAAGTAGTTCGACATAAGTCCCCATAGTCTTCATAGACAAATCGAGAACAGATTGATGTTGGGGGCTTAGTTTAACACCCTCTTTATTGTAGTCTATCCAGGCTATACCTGTGCCTTCTACATAGTACATGAATTTATCCATATCCCATTTCTTAGGGATGAGATTAATGTCAAGTTGAGCTATAATATCTTTAGATCGTGCTATAGCTAACTCAAGTCTGTACTTATAAGTGTTATAATTAAGTTGGTAGGGTATTCCCAGCATAACCAACGATATGTTCTTTGAGTTGATATCTGAGTACTTTCTACCGTTAATGGGTAGTTTATTCTTTGAAGGATTGTTTATAGACATCCTTTGATTATCGAAAGGACGCATATTAATATACATATCCTCTTCTATACAAATTCCTTGATATACAAGGTTGTGCCATTCCCAAGTTATCTTAGCACCAAACTCTTTAAGTTCTTTTGGGATTCGGAAGCCGTCTTCAACTTCTATCATTTCCATAGCTCCAGTCTCAGGATCAAAGAAGGACATAAATCCTGTTCTCTGCATAGACTGCCAGTAAAGTATCCTCACTCGCACAAGTCTATCTCGTAGTTCATCTTGACGGCTACTAAATGTAGAGTCATAAGCAAAACTTCCAGATCCTGAGCTTTGAAATACTTGATCAATTTGTTCAGGGGTAAGATCCCTCCCCCACTTCTCTACTACAGATGATGGGTGCATATATTTAGTAACCATAGCCCAATCACCATCCTCTACATAGTCCAGGTCAGGATCAAGATCATAGTCTACATCTAAAGGGTTAAGAACATCATAAAAAACACTTTCGTTTTTAACTCCTCTCTCTGTGTAAGCTTCTCCGGCTACTAAAAAGTGAAACCAAGCTTTTTGTAACTTTTCTTGTACATGACAATCTTGAAGGATATAATTCATCCCTTTTTGACCTAAGATTGCTCTTGTATCAGTGTAGCTCCTCTCGAACATTTTAGCTAACTCTTCTGGTAGCTGCGGTTGCTCTTGGCTAGGAACACCTGTCTCCATACCCATAGCATTTACCTCATTTACAAAGGCTTGTTTCATAGATTCTAAAACAGCTCCTTTCTTTTCTTCTTCCATACGGGAAACGGAGTCCGAATTTTGCACGGTAACAGAGTAGTTGAATGGACGTTTCGCCTTCTCCCCCAGAAGTAGGTCAATGATCGGTTTGATCAGGGGATAGTTGCGCATTTTTGAAGGGAAGTTCTTACGGGTTTTACCGTAAGGCTGCACAACATAGCGATAGTCGTCATCGTGGATAACTCCATTGTAATAATCGTACAACCTTCGGAGCTCCTCTTTCCTGTTTGTTATTCCGTCTTCAGCTATAGAAAAAAATGCTTCCATCGTGTCGATGGCCCATTGTTTAGTCTTTCTAGCCTGGGGTATTCGTTGGTTTGGGATCTCGCTGTACATTCTTACAAAGTTACTTTTTACGCATGACGACTCATATTATCTATTTATTTTACTCAGCCTCTTATAATAAGACATTATTGATACTGATTATCAAACCATTCATCTACAGATC